TTGCGCCGTGCGGGCTCTTAGGACTTCATCGGATGACTCTGGTAATCACCGATGGAGAATTTTGGTGGAGCTGGCGGGAGTTGAACCCGCGCCCAACTCTCGGTAACTAACTGTAATTTACTGTTTTATTTTGAAGCTGATCACATACGTACCCTTTGAGGATACTTTTTTTGTATGATATTTTCAGTATGTTGTTTTATCAATCAAATGGATGTAGAGAATGACACTTCAGGAAGTAATTCAACAACGTAATATTACTAGACTGTTTCATTTTACACATAGCGACAATCTATCTTCTATTTTAGAAAATGGTCTTTTATCACGTTCAGAGCTCGATGATGAAGTGAATGAATATAGCTATGATTTCAACGATGAAGATAGGATCGATGGGCATTTAGATGCGACATGTTTGTCGATAAGTTTCCCTAATGCAAAAATGTTTTGGAAATATAGGAGCTTAAAACCTGGTAACTGGGTCATATTAGAGATTAATCCATCCATTCTTTGGACTAAGAATTGCGCATTTTACCCCACTAACGCAGCATCAAATAATGTTCGTTTTAACGATCTTGAGTTAATGAAAGGGAATGTGGCATTTAGTGCTTTGTTTTCAGATGAGGTGTTTGGCATTCAGAGAGATGCAAACCTTCCTTCTGAATATACAACGGATGTTCAAGCTGAAGTGCTGGTGTTTGAAAAAATTGACCCATCATATATTGTAAATACATTTCACCCTAACAAACAATCTGCTGAACATTTCAAAGGACTATATCCCCAGACACATCAGAGATATTATGCTAATCTTAATGGTAGAACACTCTACTCTCAGAGGCACTATTATTTAGGATAAGTTATGGCCGTTAGACCTGTTTTCATCCCTACAAATGCCGGTAATGTACTATCCGTTACGAAGGATGTAGACTTCCCTTGGGCACCAGGAATGTCTAAAACGCAAAAGCAAAAATCGATCAGGGCATTACATGCAGCTGCGAATGAGCAGGGGGTGAACTCTTTGTTGGAGATTTCTAGTAAATCTGAGGATGAGCTAGGAGTAGAACTTAGTGCCTTTAATCTAAGAATAAAGACAAAAAAACTTGGCAAAGAGTTTACCGTTGAATCTGCATTTCAGGCAAGTAAAGTATTTGAAATGGGAGGACCATATGTCGATATCTTAGACAAAAGCTCTGTAGAGGCTAAGAAAGATATGAGATTGAAGGAGTCAGGGAGTCTGGTTAATTTCAAATTTTATAATACTATATGGCCCCTTATTCCCAGAACGGCTTTTTATGATTGGTTATATTTAAGTGCGCTTAACCAAAATAAAACCTTGGCTCTCCATTTATTAAATTTTGATGGCTTTACTGATATTGAATTTAATCCAGCGAAGTCTATTAATTGCCAAGCTAGAGCAGCAGCTCTTTTTGTCTCTTTAGTGCGGAGAAATATGTTGGATGATGTTTTATCTTCAAAAGATAAGTTTTTATCAGTATTAGTAACTCATTATGGTATTGAGAGTTACGCTATTCAAAACACATTGATATAACTAATGGCCTATGATGGCCATTAGTGTTATCTAAATTACTGTTTGTTTTTTATGTTTAAAGATGTATTTCCATCATACTCTTTGAGATATGAACCGTAATGTCGAAATAACATTTCTGGACCTTTGTGTCCCATTTGCGTTGCCAACCAGAATAGGTTAACTCCCCGACTTATCAGGCGAGTAGCGAAGGTATGACGTGTCTGATATGGATTACGGTAACGAATCCCAGCCTTTCGTAGTGTTGGAACCCATGCTTTTTTTCTAATTGCGTCAGCACTAGCCCATGGTTTGTTACTTTTTGGATCTTCGAATATCGCTTCATCCTTCATAAAAGTGAACAGTTTCTGGCTGGCTAAAGCTGCCAATGCCTCTTCAGTCAGTTCTACTTTCCGTGTACCGGCCTTAGTTTTTGTTCCTTTGATGACGCCAACTACGCTGGCGTTCTGAACGTGGGCCGTCCTCCCTATAAAGTCGATATCACGCCAACGAAGAGCACATAGTTCAGAACTGCGTAGGCCTGTTTGTATGGCGAACCGGAAAAGATTTTCCCACTGCTTGTTTCCTGCCGCAGCGAGCAAAGCATCAACTTCAGTGGGCGATAGCGGATCGACCACGTAGCTGCTTTCTGCTTCCGATTTATCACTTTGGTACCGGGAGGCTGTTACCAGTGATACAGGGTTAATCTGAAGCACACCATCCGTCACCGCCTCATCCAAAGCTGAACGCAGGAATGACAGTTGGTTTCGGATAGTCTTTAATGTTGTTTTCTGGTTCTGGATCCATGTCTTCAGCGCGGCCGGCGTCAACTCACTTGCAGGAAAAATATGAAGTGATGACAGCGCGCTTCGGCATTTCTTATATCCACCAATTGTTGAAGGGGATAGTTTTCTCGTTTCACAGATAACCAGATACTCGTCCAGGTACATCTTCACCGTTTTGCCTGCGGCAGCGTTGCCGAAAATTTTTAACCGGGTAGAACGGGGAAAGTATTCTGCATAAACAAATGTCCCCCTCTCGATCTTGTTATGGATTTCGCCGAGTGTGCGCTCGGCGTATTTGATGTTTTTAGGAGTTACGTCCAGATTAGAAAGGGGCTCACGGCATTTAACCCCTTTATAAGTGAAAGTAATATTGATGGTTTCGCCGTTGCGGTGTTTCCTGATGGTTACGCCGCGCGGGAGCTTAGGCGATTCTGTCGTGCCCATTTTGCAACCTCATTAAGATCAATCCATCTTTCCTTAACGCCGTCGACCTTTAGCACCTGAACCCCTTCACGCCATACTCCACGTTGCACACGTTTGTTGATGGCATCCGGGGTTTCGCCAGTCTCTTTGCAATAAGTTGAGATGGGAACACAATCGAGGCTCAGCATATATTTCTCCATACAATCCCGGCTGCACCCGGTAGTTTGATATTGTTTATTAGCTGGTTATTGTTAGTTGGTTTTCTTTAGTCCAAAGTAAAGTCCTGCGGCTATGCTTATTATGCCTGCAGCTAGAACACCAATAATCCAATAAAATAATGTTATAAATCGTTCTAACTGTTTGTCTGAGTAATCACTCATAACTTTTAATGATGTGCTCAATGACTCCATATCTTTCTTCATGAGAGGTAAAGCCATTGCTTTTTCAGGACTATTTCCAAGTATATTATTAAGCGTGGATATCTTTTTCTGTATGTCATCAACTTTTACTTCCAACGCTTCTATTCGTATATTATCTGGGGTAAGGGTTGAAGTATTTTTTAAGGCACTTAACGTGTTTCTTACCTGAAATATCTCATCCCTATAGGTGCTTATTTCGTTCATGAGATGATCTGTATCTATTTTTTTATCATAAGATGTAGGTAGTGAAACATTTACTATTGAAGTGGCTTTATCTTTTATTTCTAAGGTCAAAGGAATGAGTATCGATCCCAAAGCGACCAGCATAAGAATAGGGGATAGTATTGCTATACTCTTTGCTAATGCGTTACTTGTAAATGACATGAGTCCCTCTTCATAGTATTGTGTAGTACGTTTTTATTGCAACTTACTGTTATGGATAGTTTTTTGTTAAAGTCATTGAGAGATTAGCATGTTTTAGCGTTAATTCATTCCTTTAATGAGGCCAAAACTAATATTCCAAGCCCTGTCTCATTTGCTTAATGACACTATAGGCCAACAGACAATTTAATCATGGCAGCGTCCAGTGTCGATTTGATTTATTCATAAACATACTCGTATCCAGTAAGCCAAGAAAATCTGGCACTACGGTCATGCGGTCATTACTTATGGTTTTACCCTCGTTAAGGCGGCTGCCACCGCCGAACTTTCTCCATACACAACAGAGAAGGGCACCTGCATTGGTCGGCGACTGCAATCGCCATCTTCTTGCCCGGGTGGATTGGGTTATGAGCCCGTCGCCCGGTGATGCCCTTTTCTGTTGTGCCCTGAAAAAGGCTGGCGGTTACCGGACAAACGGGAAAACACCGGGCCGCCAGAACAGGGAGTTACTTGTTATTGCTTTGGCCTGCTTTTAACCACATCAGGCGCGGTGGTAGGTATCTTCGGGCGGGGTGCTAAGGGGGTGATTAGCCCTTGCCCTTAACACTCCTGCTGGTTTTGGTATTCCTGGCTTGGGTATCGCCACCAGCTATAGGAATTTGACTACGAGGTGCGGTTAATCAGGCCGCGCCTCTGTTACCACTCCCGAAGACACCTGTTAGCGAATCATCCGGTTATTCATATGCCACCGGCGGCTACTTCATGGGCGTCCTGCCTGTTCGCTGTTGATGAATAAAATCTAACTTAACTTAGCTTTTAGATCAAGAAAAAACACCAAACTATTCTTAGCTTGATGTTAAGAGGAAGGTTAGAGGCGGGTTAAAGCTCGTACTGAACGCCTTTGACAACGCCGATGATCAGGCAATTACCGTTAATTGAAATGTTTGGATAGCGCGGATTTAAGGGAACTAAGAACTTTTGAGGCCCATCGATGACAAGTTTTTTTACAGTAGCCTCGTTTGTCCCGTCAAGCCTGGCTACGACTATCTTTCCATGAAGTGGCTCTGCATCTGGATCTACTATGACTGTTGCCCCTTCAGGGATTGTCGGGAGGCCATTAGGGTTTGTCATCGAATCACCCTTAACCTCCAATGCAAAGGAGCTATCCCCTATCCGGAGTGATGTCTCTATCCACTTATCTACTTCGCTGAAAACTTCTGCTGCTTTACATTCTGTAAACTGTCCAGCCTGAACCCAGGATATCACCGGAATCCTTCGCATCTTGGTTATCAGATTGCCTTCAAATTCAGTGCCATAAAGTATGTAATCAATTGAGGTGTTGAAATACTTTGCAAGTTTAGCAAGTGACTCGCCGCCTGGCACATTAACGTCTTTTTCCCAATACCCAACCGCCACATCACTAACACCGCAGAACTTACCAAGTTCTTTCTGCGAGGTTTTGGTTATGCGCCTGAGAGCTTTGATGCGCTGACCGACAGTTTCCATTTGAACACCATAAATAAATTAAAAGGCTAAGCAATCTTAGTTTTTATTGACCAAAGTTAGATTGGTTATTAATATCTAATCAAACTTAGCTAAGGAGGCGTTATGACGACCGATGATATTGAAAACTACTTCGGCAGCACTGAGAAGGTTGCCGAATTTTTTGGAATCACAAGCGAGGCTGTTTACCAGTGGCGTAATAGAACTGGTCGCCTTATCCCAAAAGGGCGTGCAGCTGAAGCAGCCTATCGGACCGGCGGGAAATTGGTTTTTCATCCCGACCTTTACGAAAAGCGTAGCGATGCTTCAGTAAAACTCAAGCCACAGGAATAAGGGGGGAGCTGTGGGTAACGAACCTATTTGGAAAGTCGAACGTCAGCCAGCCTGGCTGGTGGCGGCGATAAAAAAAACGATCACCGATCTTCCTGGTGGTTATGCCGAGGCGGCGGAATGGTTGGGCGTGACAGAGAACGCATTGTTCAACCGCCTTCGTGTTGACGGCGACCAAATCTTCCCGCTGGGCTGGGCAATGGTTTTACAACGTGCAGGTGGTTCAACTCATATTGCTGATGCCGTTGCGCGCCATTCTCAGGGCGTATTTGTACCGCTGGCAGACGTTGATGATCTGGATAACGCCGATATAAACCAGCGCCTGATGGAGTCCATTGAATGGATAGGTCGTCATTCTAATTTTGTACGTAAAGCCACGGCTGATGGGGTAATTGACGCAGATGAGCGTGCTCAGATTGAGGAAAACAGCTATCAGGTTATCGCGAAGTTCCAGGAGCACGTAACGCTTCTTTATCGAGTTTTTTGTGTCGCTGAAAAGAGTGACGCCCGCGAGTGTGCAGCTCCGGGCGCCTTGGCGAACAACTCTTCGAGTATGGAGAAATAATCCGCATGAGCAGTTTAACGGCTTTTAACCGTCTACCGCAACTCAGGATGATCCCGGTTTCGGGTACTCCGTTGTTTCGGTATGAACGAAGATTATCAAACCGCTGGGTTCCGTGTAACCACAGTAGGGCGGTTTCAATTGTGGGGGTTTACAACCGAAGGGCAAAACGCCTGTGCGCGAACTTAACCGAAGGTTCAAAGATCACCGCGGAGTACCTGTCCGTGTTATCCGCTGGGAACCAGAAACACAACGCGTTATCTACCTGCGTGATGGCTACCCGCACGAATGCTTCAGCCCACTTGAGCATTTCAGGCAAAAGTTCAGGGAGATAACGGACGATCATGAGCACTAAATTAACCGGCTACGTATGGGATGGTTGCGCGGCGTCGGGCATGAAGTTGTCTAGTGTCGCGATCATGGCTCGCCTTGCTGATTTCAGCAGCGATGAGGGCGTGTGCTGGCCGTCCATTGATACTATTGCTCGCCAGCTTGGCGCAGGGCCGAGCACTATCAGAACGGCAATCGCTAAGCTTGAAAAAGATGGCTGGCTCACGCGTACACAGCGCCGTAATGGTAACCGTAATGCGTCGAACGTGTACCGCCTGAATGTGGCGAAACTTCAGGCTGCCGCATTTTCTCAACTGTCAGATTCTGACACGTCAAAATCTGACGCATCAAAATTTGACTCCTCAAAAACTGACCCGTCGAAATCCGTCAAAAACGGCGGTTTTGACCCGTCAGAATCTGGCGGGGATCCGTCAGTAAAATCAAAACAAGATCCACAAGTAACTTCAAAACCCTCTTGTCCGGTTGCGGCGCAACCAGACCCTGAAGTCGTGATTACTGATCAGGCAATTTTGGTTCTGACCCATTTGAACCAGATCAGCGGATCCCGGTATCAGAAATCAAAAACATCCCTGGAGAACATCCGTGCCCGACTGCGTGAGGGATACAGCGTTGCAGACCTGCTACTTGTTATCGACCTGAAGCATGAGCACTGGCACGAGAACGACGAGCAGTACCAGTACATGCGTCCGGAAACGCTGTTCGGCCCGAAGAAATTCGAGAGCTATCTGCAAAGCGCTACCCGCTGGGAGCAGAAGGGACGGCCTAAACGGGCTGACTGGGGCGCGAAAAAGCGCGATGTGATGGCTTTTGGTCCGGTTGAAACAACGATTCCAGAGGGGTTCAGAGGATGACGTTAAACAAATATTGCCAGGCGCTGGCGGCACTGCGCAGCAAACCAGCCCACGAACTGAAAGAGGTTGGCGATCAGTGGCGAACACCGGATCTGCTTTTCTGGGGTATCAACGCGCTATTTGGTCCATTAGTTCTGGACTTGTTTGCTGACGACGATAACGCGAAGTGCCCGGCATGGTACACCGCCGAAGATAACGCGCTGACACAGAACTGGTCTGAACGTCTGGATGAACTGGGCGGCGCGGCTTTTGCCAACCCTCCATATAGCCGCTCCCAGTATCACGACAAGCAGGCGATCACGGGTATGACACACATCATGAATCACACCATGGACATGCGTGAAAGAGGTGGTCGCTATATTTACCTGGTGAAGTCTGCCACAAGTGAAACATGGTGGCCGGAAGATGCCGATCACATCATGTTTATTCGTGGTCGTATTGGGTTCGATCTGCCTGTGTGGTTTGTGCCTGCTGACGAAAAACAAAAACCCACCAGCGCGTTTTTTGCCGGTGCCATAGCTGTATTCGATAAGTCATGGCGTGGCGAGCGGTTCAGCTATATCAACCGTACAGAACTGGAGGCAAAAGGGCGTGCGTTTATGGCTTTGGCACAATTTGCTGCCAGCAAACCTCAACCAGCAACGTCCACACCAACAGTAGCCGGTAAGCCAGAAACAGAGTTGCCACTCACCCAGAAAGATATTTTTGATATCAGCGGTGTCGAAGCGTGGGCATGTGTTAGAGCTGCGTTCGGCGATAAAGAAGAATACACATTCAGTGAATCGAAGTTTGGGCATACCTGGGCGGCGGATTCTGTCGAAGCACCGGAATTCTCTCAGGTATCACCATTAACGATCGACAAAGCGAAGCTGCTTATTCGTGAGAGTATTTTGTTCGGTGTGGATGAGTGGCTGTTGTCGATTCAATTCGATGACGCTGCTGCGCGCCTGGATATGTCGGAACGTATTCGCACTGTTGCCCTTGAAGCATCCGGTGAATATGGCATGAACAGTGCTGATTTCATTGCAGCTATGGGAAGCCTGGATGTTTCCAGTTGGTCCAATATTCGCCACATCCGCATGCACATCCGTGAGAAAGCTAAACCAGTGGCGGATCCGCTTCCCGAGTCCCGTATCTGGCCGTTGGAGGTTGGAATTGTATTCGACCAGGTTGATGGCGCTGACATGCTGAATGAATCACAGCAGAACAAACTGAAAGCCAATATCAATCAACTCTGGCTGGAGCGGACGGCCTCCAGCGAAATCATTACTGCAGCTTCTGAACTTGTTCGCAGTATGAGGGGAGAGGCCGCGTGAAACTGATCCTGCCTTTTCCTCCGAGCGTGAACACTTACTGGCGCGCCCCTAACAAGGGGGCGCTGGCCGGTCGTCACCTCATTAGCGCTGATGGCCGTAAATACCAGAGCGCTGCCTGCGTGGCGATCATTGAGCAATTACGACGCCTTCCAAAGCCATCGACTGAACTTGCAGCAGTAGAAATCACCCTGTACCCGCCGGATGCGCGCCGCCGGGATATCGATAATTACAACAAAGCCCTGTTTGACGCGCTGACGCATGCGGGTGTCTGGGAAGACGACAGCCAGATTAAGCGCATGCTGGTGGAATGGGGACCCGTAGTGCCGAAAGGTCGGGTAGAGATAACGATCAGCAGATATGAACCGGCGGGTGCAGCCGCCTGATATGGAGAAAAGTATGAGCCAGTTAATCGTGAATGGTGTAGTAACAATGTCCAGCCGTGATATTGCGGATCTGGTTCAGAGTAAACACAGTGACGTGAAACGCTCGGCTGAGCGTCTTGTGGCTGCGGGAATTTTAACCGCGCCGTTGGCGCAGTTCGATTTTGAGCATAACGGTAATGTGTACCAGGAGTATCGTTTTAACAAACGCGACTCTCTGGTGATTGTTGCCAGATTATCACCTGAATTTACCGCCGCGGTCGTCGATCGCTGGCAGGAACTGGAAGAAGGGCAGAGTGTCAGTGTTCCCCGCTCATTGCCGGAAGCGCTTCGCCTGGCTGCTGATTTAGCCGAGCAGAAAGAGCAACTGACCATCCAACTGGCAGCCGCGGCGCCAAAAGTGGAGTTTGTTGATCGTTATTGCTCTGCAAAAGGCTCCATGTCATTCCGGCAGGTAGCCAAATTGCTTAACGCAAAAGAAACTGAGTTCCGCCTGTTCCTTATTGAACGCAATATCCTGTATCGCCTCGGCGGCACACTTACCCCCATGGCGCAGCATATTTCCGCGGGGAGATTTGAAGTTAAGACGGGAACATCGAGTACATCCAATCACGCCTTCAGCCAGACGCGTTTCACTGCCAAGGGAGTACGCTGGATTGGTGGCTTGTGGGCTGAACATATTGCAGGGGGGCAGGCGGCGTGAGGGCTTTGTTAACTCCTGAAGTCGCCCATCGCATGGGGATTGTGTTGTTTCGTCCCGGCGCGGAATTAATGCACCTCTTCAAGCGTGGTCGCGTTCTTCTCGAACCTGAACCAGAAGAAATGGCGTCATTCAGTACAGGGGCTGTTCCCGCAGCCATTCAGCCGCTGGCTGATGATCCGGTAATGCGGCAGGTCTTCGGGAATGAGCGGGTTATTCAGCGTGCCGGCGGGCTTCCTTCCCTTGAGCAGTGGCTGAGTTTACGGTTTGAATGCCAGTGGCCCCATTCATCGTGGCACGATAAGAACTTCACTACAATGCGGCACCCACCAGGAAGCATTCGCCTGTGCTGGCATTGCGATCACACTTTGTCCGGGCAGCATACCGAACAGCTTGCAGGTATAGCGGCCGGAAACCTGGTATCCTGGATTCTGGAAGTCATTCGTCGCGATTCTGGTTTTCCCGAGTCCCATATCCTGACGCTTCCGGAACTGTGCTGGTGGCTGGTCAGGAACGACCTGGCTGATGTTATACCGGAAAGCGTTGCGCACAAGGGGCTACGCCTTCCGGATGAGAAGATCCGCTCTGTTATGAGGGAAAGCGACATTGTGCCTTCCGTGTCAGCAGCCAGCCTCGTGCAGGAGAAGGCGAAGAAGATCCTCACGCTCTCTGTTGATCCGGAGTCGCCAGAGTCTTTCATGCTGAGGCCAAAACGTCGCCGCTGGGTAAATGAGACGTACACTCGCTGGGTTAAAACACAACCCTGTGAGTGTTGCCGACGGCCAGCAGATGATCCGCACCATATCGTAGGGCACGGTATGGGGGGGACAGCAACAAAAGCCCATGACCTCTTCGTGATCCCTCTGTGCAGAGAGTGCCACGACGAGTTACACGCCGATGTACCGGCATTCGAGCAGAAGCATGGTACGCAGCTTGAGCTGCTACTGCGTTTTATGGATCGGGCGCTGGCGATCGGCGTAATTGCGGAAGCTTAAGTGTATGGAGCGCAAAGAAGCATGAATCAACAAGACCTGAATTTTGTAAGAATAGAATTGCGCCGCGCGCTACCTGACCTCTCTGGGGAAACAAAAGGGCAGCTTGAGGCTTTCAGTGAACACCCACCAGCAGACAAAAATGCCACCCCGCGCCGTGGAATTCATCTCGTCGAACTCGAAGGAGAGAAGGGGCCACGCTTTGTTAACTCGCTTTCCGCGCCACTGTATGTGCTGGAAACACGCAGCCGCCGCACACCAATGCCGCCGATAAAAGATGTGGAATTCGAGTCCGCGCCGTGGCGTAGGGCAGTGTCCGCGCTTAGTGGATACCAGCAGGCCTGGTTGCGGTACTGCTACGGTTTTGACCTTAGCTACAGGCACCAGGTGATGATGTGTGAATACGTCTGGAAGACTTATCAGAAATGCCTGGGTGAAAACTCGCTTCAGGAGCGCGTAGTAAAGAAACTGATAGGCTTGGTATGGCTTGCAGGGCAGGAAACTGCCGCAATAAGAAATAATGAAACCTATAAAGACTATGCTGGTGCAGCGTTGGCCCGCATGGTTAGCGTTGACCGTTCGACATGGTTGCGTGTCTATTCAGGGCACTGGGCTGGGTTAAAGGCCGCTTTTACCCAGCTTGATGAATCTGCGTTGGCAATGGCTCTTGAATACTATGAGGAAGAAGAAGCCCTCAAAGTGGCAGAAATGTGAAGTAAATTTCACTATCTCCTTCAAACGCGCTTGCAAAATGCAACAAAATAAGCCATATTTGAAGCTAATTTGATATGTTGCCAAAAGTTTATAAACCCGCCAGTGAGCGGGTTTTTGTGTTTATAACAGGCTTAGCTCAAACCGAAGATTGTACTCCACTGGAACTGTTTTTCTTTCGTGAAGGGTGATAGTTCGGAAATGTTTCTTGGGGTTCTTGTTTTTTTTAATGCCGGAACATTTTTAAAGAAGCGTTGTTTACTTTTAATCCAACGGTAGAGCACATCCCCATCAAAGCCATAAATTATAAATTTATCAGGGTTGTTTGCTTCAAGGTTAGATTCACTCGGGTCAATATATGACTTAATTGAGTCAAGCTCTGAGCAAACTTCTTCAACGCTTTTGTAGTAACTTTCAACAATAGACATTCTACCTCCAGTAATTAATTCCTAAGTGCTAAGTCATTATCGGCAACGATAAGCGATCAATTATGCTAATTATCCTGTTTTTTTTGATAGATAATCAGCAGGGAATTAAGATGTGAGGGTAATTTTAGCGCTTCCTCAAATGGAAGTTACTGCTGTGGAATGGGCGGCTGGTGGGTGTTAGCGCACCCGGCCAGCCATCAGCTCATGCTTTCAGGTCACAAGCTAACCAAGGCCCACTGCTTTAGCGCAAAAGCAACGTGAGCCTATCAGAGTTATGCTTACTGATCTATGAAAAATACTGTAAAAATAAACAGTGTTGAATTAATCAACGCTGATAGCCTGCATTACGTCGCCACCCTCCCGGATAACTCTATTGATCTGATAGTTACGGATCCGTCGTACTTCAAAGTGAAGCCCAACGGCTGGGACAACCAATGGAAGGGGGACGAGGACTACTTACGCTGGCTTGATAGCTGTCTGGCTGAGTATGCTCGCGTTCTTAAACCTGTTGGCAGCATTTACCTGTTTTGCGGTCACCGACTGGCCTCAGATATAGAGATTATGATGCGTGCCCGGTTCAACGTTTTGAATCACATCATTTGGGCAAAACCATCAGGCCGCTGGAATGGATGTAACAAAGAAAGCCTGCGTGCGTATTTTCCATCTACGGAACGGATTTTGTTTGCTGAGCACTATCTTGGGCCGTATACAGGTAAAGAGGATGTTTACGAAAGGAAAAGCACAGAGCTAAAGCAGCACATTATGACGCCGCTGATTGATTACTTCCGTAATGCACGTGAATCACTGGGTGTCAGCCCGAAAGAAATAGCTGAGGCAACAGGAAAGAAAAACATGGCGTCACACTGGTTTGGTGCAAGCCAATGGCAACTACCAAATGAAGTGGACTATAGAAAATTGCAGGAACTGTTCACGCGGATCGCTATCGATAAGCACATTCAGCAGAAGCTTGAACATCCTCACCACCAACTGGTAGCTACCTATCAGTCATTAAACCGCAAGTATTCAGAATTGCTGGAGGAATACAAAACTCTCCGGCGCTGCTTCTCTGTTTCCGCTCTTGTTCCATATACCGACGTATGGACGCATAAGCCTGTTCAGTTTTATCCGGGCAAACATCCATGCGAAAAACCTGCCGACATGCTGAAGCAGATCATTAGCGCCAGCAGTAAACCAGGGGATATCGTTGCCGATTTCTTTATGGGCTCTGGTTCAACAGTGAAAGCTGCAATAGAACTAGGCAGAACGGCGCTCGGTGTAGAGTTGGAGGTTGAGCGGTTTAAGCAGGTAAAACAGGATATTGAAAATATGTACGGGAAAAGCTAAGACGCACACTGAAAGCTGTGATTTGCACTGATGTATAGCACAATATGTTATGCTAATCTGTGCCGAATCATGGCTGGCTTGGGGTAGTTTCAAAAGTGTCTTATTATTATAGAAGCAAGAAAGTATCAGGTGTATCTATAAATGAAGATAACTTGGTTAGCTTGTGTTCAGTTATTGTCGAACGCAGTATAAAAATGAACGAAGAAGCCAAAAAAGAACAAAGAGAAATGGATACCATCTATTCTTTTTTCATTTTGTTTGACGATAAGGGCTATAAACTCTACTCCGTAGACGAGCTTGTTAAATGTTTTAGGCAGGCGAGTAAAATAGAGCAAATAACCTTTGCAATTGAAACTACTCAAAGCCAGCAATCTAATAGGTTGCATGGGTCTTGGATGGAACTTCGGATTGATGAAAGAAATGCGAATAACTGTACATTGATTTCTGCATCTGAAAATAAAGACTGGGCCGACTCATTATGGTTATCTATTCATGATGTACTAGGGAAGTGTAAAAATAAATTTAGGTTTTTCAGAACATCTTGGACCATGCTGAGTATTCAGCTTTTTGGTGTGGTATTTGGCTTTTTGCTTAGCTTATGGACAGCCTCAAAACTTGCTCCAAAGCTATCGATCGATGGTGCATTTGCTTTATCATTTATCTGTATCTTTATTTTGCTTTCAAACCTATGGAGCTTTGCTATTCCAGTAATAATTAGGCTTGTCGATTTTTTATTTCCTAATGTTAAGTTTATTATTAATGGTAAGAATTATTTTCATTGGAGCGTTCAGGCTATAATTGGAGCGATTGCCAGTGCGGTTGTATTGTATTTTATTGGTTCTATGTTGCTTTTTGCATTAGAAATGTTAAATAGCATCATTAAGAAGTAATTAATGGATTAGTTATCATCATATCAATTCTAAGGCTACCAAGTGGTGGCCTTTTTTGTTCCCCTCATTTCTATTTCTGAGAGGACTCACTGCAATAAAGGGGGGCTAAATGTCCGATCCGATTTCCGGTACTGGGCTGGCTGGTGGTGTCCTGACGGGGGCCAGCGTCTATGGATTTCTGTCCGGAACCGATTACGGCGTGGTGTTTGGCGCGTTTGCCGGAGCTGTATTTTACATTGCAACCACTGCTGACCTGAGTGCAGTGCGCCGTCTGGCATATTTTCTGGTGTCGTATATCGCGGGGATCCTTTGTTCCGGGCTGGTGGGTTCAAAGCTGGCTCAGGCTACCGGCTACAGTGATAAACCACTGGATGCCATTGGTGCCGTAATCGTTTCTGCTTTAGCCGTCAAAATCCTGACGTTCCTGAATAATCAGGATGTTGGCTCGCTGGTGGCGCTGATAACGCGCCGGGGAGGTTCAGGTGGTACAAAATGACCCATCGGCAACTTTAAATGCATTGCTTTGCGCTGGGGTAGTGCTGACCCTGATGTTTTATCGTCGCGGCGATTCGCGACATCGACCATGGATTTCCCGCCTGGCGTGGCTGCTTACGGTCATCTATAGCGCGGTTCCGCTGGCATATCTGTGCGGTATCTACCCTTATTCATCGTGGGCCACTATCGGGGCCAACATTATTTTCCTGTCCGTGCTGGTCGCCGTCAGAGGCAACGTGGCACGCTTGGTTGATCATCTGAGGCAATAATGAACCAATCACAATTTCAGCAGGCGGCTGGTATCAGCGCCGGGCTTTCTGCGCGCTGGTTTCCGCACATTGATGCGGCAATGAAAGAGTTTGGCATTACAGCTGTGAACGATCTGGCTATGTTCATCGCCCAGGTTGGGCATGAGTCTGCTGGTTTTACCTCGCTGGTGGAGAGCTTCAACTACTCGGTAGATGGACTGAAGAAAACCTTTGGTAAACGTCTGACGCCGTATCAGTGTGAAATGCTGGGACGTGTCGATGGTAAGCAGGTGGCCCACCAGCCGCAAATAGCCAATCTGATTTACGGTGATCGCATGGGGAATAACAGCCAGGGTGATGGCTGGAAATATCGCGGTCGTGGCCTGCTTCAAATCACCGGCCGCGAGAACTACGCCAAATGCGGTGCGGCGCTGAAGCTTGATCTTATCAGTACGCCAGAGTTGCTGACACAGGAGAAGCATGCCGCCCGTTCTGCTGCTTGGTATTTCACGTTACGTGGTTGCCTGATGTATTCAAGTGATCTGGAACGCGTCACGCAGATTATTAACGGCGGGCAGAACGGCATTAAAGACCGCCGGGAACGTTATGGCAAAGCTAAAGCTGCACTGGTGTGAGGTCATATGGGACTTGAAATAATTATTGGCCTGGTTGTTGCGGTGTTGGTAGCAATGGCTGGTTCTTTTGGCTTCGGACAGGCGCGCGGCACCAGTAAAGCGGAAGCCAAAGCTGACAAGCAGCGTATCGAAGAGAACGCAATAGCGAATGTGGCAGCGGCAGAACGCCGCGTTGAAACGACAAAAGAGGCTTGCGATGTGCAAGAGACTGTTAAGCGTATGGGCGATGACGATGTTGATCGGAAGCTGCGCTCAAACTGGACCCGCAAGGGTTGAGGTTATCGATACTGGCTGCGATTGGGTAAAGCCCATCTACGGCACTGCTCATGACTGGAATGTGCTGGATAAGCAGACGAAGAAAGATATTCTAGCGCATAACAAAGCGTGGCAGGTGAACTGCCACTAAAAATCAATCTTATCGTATTATTATCTTTTTAGAGGAAATAATAATTTTATTTCGAAAAGAATCCTCTTGCTTTTAGGTAGTCCTTACCTATAACGTTTCCTACTGGTGATAAAACGATGCTATTTAATTTATCTAAAGTTTCAATATTGAAAGATTTCAATATTGTATCAAGGACAGGGAAGTTTTCTTCAAAGATTTGTTGGTTATTAGATAAAATGATACCTGTTCTTGCCTCTAATATGTCAAAATAAGAGGTGGCAAAATGCTTGTCAGTCTGTATAAGACCTTTTATTTCCATCATGCTAGTGTCTATTGGCTTGATTGTATCAGTCCCGCCAGTAATTTTATCGAAGTCAATTGATGGAGTCTCATAAATAACTTTAAAAAGTTGCTGGCAAGCATCTTTATTAAAACCAATAACCTCTTTGCCGTTATTATATGAATCTAATAGTTGTGTAATGTTTAAGTTGTTGAATGTTTTACTACAAAATCTAAAGTAAGAAATCAGCCCCAGTAACTTTAGTTCGCTGCTTGTTGTTCTTTTGGTTGTCTCCAACGCTAAATCTATGATTAAGTCATGATCTTCATCGTCATTATTTATTTTTGAGATAATTAATTCTTGCAATAAATCATTTTTCTCATTTATTCCCTTGGTTGCAACTTGAACAACTGCTTGACTTATAGCATATTGAATATCAGGATCTTTTAATTTATTTTCGATTTTTTCATCAAGGTTAGAAGCTATATTCATAGCAACTTTAGTACCAAATTCTTGTGCTCTCTCCATCGCTACCATCATTGCTTCTTCTTTTAGAGAAGACATTTTGGATGCGACGACGAGTTCACAGATTGTGACTATTTCAGAAGTGGTATTACCGATAACAACATCATTACCAGCCTGGATTGCAGTACTACCATCCCCTACTTTTTGACCAGAGTTTCCGATAAGAGACATGATTACTCCTTGTTTTTATTGATGTTTATATCGTTTCCTGCTTGGATTCCAAAGCCACCGTCACCAATTTTTTGTGAGATTGTATGCTTTTGAGTGTTTTGCTTTTTTAAATTTGCTAAGGATGTAAGAAAGGTACCGAGGCTTGCAATTACTGCTACATAAGAAGCAGTTGTTCTCGTTGTATAAGCTAGATATGCAAACCCACAAGTAGCTGCTAAGCAGACGATAGCTATCATAAATCGCATTTTTGAATCTCTAAAGTGACAGTTAAACAATTGTACAAGCTAAGGAAATTTCATTCCAGCACGTATCCGTTGAGAAGGGTACGTACGCGGTTGCTATTTTACAAACTTCAAATTATGCCGATTTTGTGTATTCCACAATGGTGGTGGCTGGTGGACCAACTGGATACTATCGAGGTTGTTTCACTAAATCGGAGGTGCTCAGTATGCTTCTTCTGAAAAGTGGCAAAGGTTTATGTCAGGTGTATCTCACGTAAGGCATCGCTAATTTATGGCATCTTTCGTCTACGTATTGATAACCAAAGCTGTAAAAAATAATTTGACTGAATTAATCATTTTTACGGGTCCTCCTAGCGATTCTGAACACCGAGGGGGCGAGGACACGCGGAAAACGGCTGGTTTTTTGCATTTTATCGGCATCATCATCATTCCCTTAACTTGTTGATATTTC